TCAATCCTCCAGCAGATTGAAGAACGCGAGCCGGCCGATCTCGATGAGCGGGAGGCGGGGGCGGCCCCAGTTGTGGGGCCAGGGCAGCGCAGCCGCCTTGTAGGTCGTCGCATCGAAGGTCGGATCGACGAGGCCGCCGGCGGCCCCGTCGGCTGCAACTTTCTTGGCAATGCCGAAAGCCGCATCCCGATCGCCGACCGAGAGAAGTTTCGCGCGATTGGGATCGCCCGGATTCCAGCAGGAGAACTGGGCGCGTGCTTTGCACACGGTTCCGATGCTGTTGCCCCACCAAAATCGCCCGTCATGCGCGAGGCTGATCCGAACGCGGTTCAGCACCACGGCGGCGACGGCGATCATGCCGGCCTCGCCCTCGCCCCGCGCCTCGCCCCAGATCGTCCTGGCCAGGATATCGACCTCGGCGCTTTCAGCCACGAACCTTTGACCGGGCGCGGTGCTCACGGCTGGCTCCTCGCGCGGCGAAAGATTCGCCAGACACCGTTGATTCCGACGATGGCGCCGCAGATCGACGCGATCGTCGCCGCGACGATATTCACGGCATAAAGCAGCTGGGCCCAGAACGGCGCGGTCAGCAGGACGGCGCCGGCGGCGGTTTGAATATAGGCGGCGGCGACGCTGGCGCCGCCGGTGATGGCTGGTTCCGGCATGGAATCCTCACACGTGTCGGGAATGAAAAAAGCCGCCCGAAGGCGGCTGATCTGGACGGTCGAAGGAGGGCGGGTGTCGCCGGCCGCTATCGCTGCGGTCCCAGGACCAGCAGCGAGCCGCCGGTGATGACGACGCTGCTGTCCTCGGCGTACCAGTCCATTTCGAACGTGTGTACGCCCGAGGCGAGGCTGGTGGTTTGGGAGATGGTGAAGGTGCGCTCGATCAGCTCGACCGCGCCGGGGCCGACCTGTTCGACGACGGTTCCGTCGACCTGGAGGCGGATGCCGGTGATTTTCGGGCCGGAGCTGAACCCCTGGCTGATATTGCACCAGATCATGACGATCGCGCCGACATTGAGATTGATCGAGGTCGTCGCCACGGATTGCCAGCCGGCCGAGCCGCTGTAGGTCAAGGCCGGCACATTGACGGCGCCCGCCGCGTTGATCGCGCCCGGCACGATGCCCATGGTATCGACCAGGAGCGTGGTGGCGGAAACCGGCCCGATATAGTCGCCGGCATAGCCGGACGTGTTGATCGACCTGATCCAGTAATAATAGGTCGTGCCGTTGGCGAGACCGCCGGCGGTGAAGTTGGTGGCCTGGGCGACGCCGATATCGGTCGCGTCGGCCAGCGTCGAATCGGTTCCCTGCCAGATCTGGTAATAGGCGATGTCGTTGGCGGCGGCCGCCGACCAGGTCAGGCTGACATGCTGATAGGCCGGCGCGGCCGCGAGGCCGCTGGGGTCGGCCGAGGCGGTCCCTTTGGCGACGGTGGTGACGTTATCGACTTCGTTCCAGGCGGAGAAGAACGGGCCGCCCTGGTTGCGGCGCACCGCGCGAACCCTGGCGTCGAACGCGCCGCCCACCGCCACCGGCACCGGGATGACGCGGTATGTCAGCGTGCCCGCGCTCACCGTGACGCTGGTCCAGACATTCGCCGCATGGACCGACCATTCGAGTTCATAGCTGTCGAACAGCGGGTCGGGGCTCGCAGTCCAGGCGAGCTGCATATAGGGCTGGATGGTGCCGTCGCCCTGCTGGACATATCCGACGCTGATGCCGATGCCGGTCGGCGGCGCGACGAACGCGCCGGTTCCGGCCGGGCTGTAGCTGTAGGCATCGACATCGGCCAGCTGCTCCTCGCCGCCGCCCCAGCTGTTGAAGCTGGTCAGCTTCAGATAGATCGTGGTCCCGACATAGGAGACCGGCGACGTTGGCAGGTCGATCTGAACGATGGCGTTGTCGAGCCGGCAGAACTGATCGCCGGCGGCGTGCGCGGCGATCGCCGAGCCATAGGCCCCGCGCCTCAGATAGGTCAGCGCATAGGTCTGGCTGACGATGCTGCCGGTGAAGGTCGCGGTCTCATAGGAAATCAGCTCATAACCGCCGCTGTCGCCGGCGACGTAGCACAGCGTCTGGTAGGAATCGGCGTCGGCCTCTGTTCCCGACAGCAACTGCGCGCGCGATTCCGACACGTCGATCGCCAGCGTGTTCGCCGTGTCGGGATCGGAGCCGGCGGCCAAGGTCGCGGTCAGCACGCCCTCGCGGGCCGGGCTGATAATCCGGCCGACGCGCTGATAGGTGGCGTCGTCGGTCGACAGCCAGATATCCGCGCCGCCCCAGTTCGAACCGCCCGAGGCCCCGACCCACACCTGCGGCACGCCGCCGGTTAGCACCGGCGGCGGCTCGAAGATGAGCGGCGTGTTCACGCTGCCGGGATCGACATTGTAATTGGCGACATAGGGCGAGCCGGTCTGGAAGCTGTAAAGCGGCGCGCTGCCGGTCCCGCCCAGATAATCCTCCGCGGTGACCTTGAGGTTGCCGTTATCGTCCTCCGCGATCGAGACGATGCGGACCCATTGCTGGACAAGGCCCAACGCTTCGTCGGTGATCTCGACAATGTCCATCGGGTCGAGCAGGCAATAGCGCCAGCCCAGCGTGAAGGTATAGACGTTGCGCACCGCCTGACGCTGGAGTTGCAGCGTCGCCGACATGGTGGCGGCCGCCACGTTGCAGAACCAGTGCGACTGGCTGGGCTGATCGGTGCGCAGGCCGTAAAGCTGAATCGCGGCCAGATCATGGGCCTCCACCACCTCGATATTATACTGGTTGGCGCGGTTCAGCCATTCGATCTTGACCGAGTTCATCCGGTCCGACGGCCTGGCGCGCGAGCACTGGACCGGGTCGCCGGAGCCGGTGTCGAGGAAATCGTCATCGGTCAGGCTGTAAAGCGGGGCCGACGGCGCGGTATAGGTCGCGCCGTTGGCGGACAGGTTCTGGTCGCCATAAGGCACGATGGTGAGGGCCTGGCCGGACCAGACGAACTCGGCGTTGCAGTCCTGGACGATCTGGTTGACCTGCGACGCCGCATCCTGCTGGGTGTCGAACAGAGGCGACACGACCAGGCCGGCGGCGCGGCAATAGGATGAGAAGACACTGAGATCGCCAAGGCGCGCTGACGGGAAGCCGACACCGTAGCGGGCGTTGGTCAGCACATCGACCACCACGTCCCTCGGGTCGGCGTCGGGCAGGCCGGAGATGGCGTTGGGGAAAAGGCCGATGACTTCATAGCTGAGATTGGGCATCTCGGCCGACTGGCCGAGATCATAGGACTGGGCATAGACATAGCCGGTGCCGGCATAGGAAAGCGCCGCGCCGGAGAAGAACGTCGTGAGGTATCCCCAGGGCGATTGGGTGATCGCGCCCGAGGCGAAGGACAGATGCGAACTGGCCCAGGCGGTGACGGATTTGGAGTTATAGACGGTGACGATGCCGCCCAGCGTTCCCTCGGCCAGAGCGAAGATGAACGACGCCTTGTAATCGTAATCCGAGCCGCTGCCTCCGCCCTTGCCGCCGTTGCCGCCTCCCCCCTTGCCGGAGCCGCTGGAATTCTGGGCGATGGCCTGAAACCCGCCATACCACGCGAGATTCCCCACCATCCGCGTCCGGCCATAAACCACCGGCACGACCGAGCCATAGATCGAGGACTGAATGGCGACGCCGGACGCCACCGTCCGCGTCGACGCCTGCGACTGCCCGCCGAAGAGAAATCCCATGGTTCATATCTCCGGTCGGAGTTGAAGAATTGAAACGCGAAGACGCAAAAGCCTGCCCCGAGTGAAAACCGGGGGCGCAAAGGAAGAATTGATTACGGCTTCGCGGCCTTAGGCAATCATCTCGAATTTACTTTGCGTCTTGGCGTCTTCGCGTTTCAATTCAAACCTCGTTCCACAGGGTGAAGAAACGGCGCTCGCGGGCCTTCAGGCGGCCGTCGTCGCCGGCATCGAGGGTGACGCCGACATGGATGACGGCGTGGATGATGGTCGGCCAGTCGACGATGATCGCGCCGTGGGCGAAGGCCCGGCCCCATTTGTAAAGCACGAAATCGCCGGGTCCCGTCGGCGCCGGAACCTCGCGCGCATGGTTCAGCACATGCGCCAGATAGCGTTCGGCCGAGCGGTGCAGGTGCCAGTCGGGCGGGTAATGCTCAATCACCAGCGGCGGAATCATGCCGGCGGCCGCGTAAACCTCCGCCGGCAGCGTCGCGCAATCGGCCCCGCCGCCCTTGATCCGCGCCGCATGGCGATAAGGCGTGCCGAGCCAGGAGCACACCTCGGCGATGACGGCCGCCCGCTTCGTTCGCTCCGACATGGCGACCTCCGGCTCGTGGCAACAAAAAACCCCGCCGAAGCGGGGTTGCGAAATGAAAGACGCCTGAGCGCTTATTTCATCATGCGAGCGACGGCAAAGACGAGACCGGCAACGCCGACGACCAGGCCGAAGTTTACGCCGATCAACTGCCATGTTGTCGGCAGGTTACTGAGCTTTCCCTTCATCTCGGCAATATCGAGCCGGATGGCGGTCACTGCCTCCTCAAGCCTTGCAACGCGTCGTTCCAGTTCCATCCCGCCAGTATGGTCACCGCCGCCGCCACCGGCAAGACCCAACCCGGCGCTTTCGGAAGCCCGCTTGAGCTGTTCAATGGTTCGTCTGGTCCGGATACCGACAGGGTCAACCATTCGCCCCGTCCCATTTCTCCGCTTCGGCAACGATCTCGTTCACGCGCTGGTCCGCATTCTCAATGGCCTTCGCCGCCGCGTCGGAAAGAGGCCCCATTCCGATTATCGCCTCCTTCAGGTCAAGCGCTATCAGCGCCAGGGTCAGCACCATTTGAAAAAGCTCATGTTCGCGTTGACTGGGAGCGCTCACCGACACACAACCTCATTTATATATGCCATACTTATCACGCTCGTTCAGAAAACGAACGCTCATACCGCGGTCTCCGGGACGGGGACGTAGGGGAAGCCTTCGAAGTGCTGAAGGTTGCTGAATTTGGTCGCGCAGGTGGAGTGCTGTTTGTCGCAGCCGGGATAAACGGTGAGCGTGTCGCCGCTGGACGGCGGGATCGGCAAGGGCGTGGTCGGCTGAAGGTTGCCGGCGCCGTCGTCGAAGCGGATGCCGAAAATCTTGCCAGCCAGCGCGCCGGAGGTGAAGACCAGCATGCCGAGCGACGCCCAGCCGGCGCCCCGCGACAGGTTCGAGACGATATTACGGGTGGTAGAGCCCGACCCGACGGTCGCCGAGACCGCGAAATCCGCCATGTCGAGCGTGCAGCCGGCATCGTACAGAGTGCGCGTGCAGCCGGGCTGAAACAGCCGCCATGGCCACTGAAGGCTGAGCAATTCCAGATGGGTATTGGCCTTCAACGTCGCCCGGGTGCGACCGATATCGACCTCCGCTATCCGCCCGACAAACAGCGTGACCAGGCCGGCCGAGGTATCGCCGAAACTCACCATGAAAGCGCGGTCGAGCCGCAATTCCGCCCCGTCCATGATGCCCGCGGTCAGCGCCGACAGGAACGGCGCGCCCTCCAGCAGATGGGTCGGTGCGGCGGTCAGCGTCAGGTCCAGCTCGTCGACCTGGACACCGCGCTGGAATTTCACCTGCGACCGTTCGAAGAACGGGCCTGATGCCGAGAACCGGTTGCCGGTCGCCTGGTCGATAATATCGGCGTCGGCCGAGGTGTAGCGCGCGACCGTGCCATCCTGGAGCGTGAACGTGTAGCAATCCGCCATGAAGAACTGGTTTGTCCCGAGCAGCGCCATCAGGCCGGATGAGACTGATTTCATGACTTGTTTATCCGCAGATTACACAGATTATAAGGCAGATTAACGCACGTGAATTGAATGCTGCCTGCGGCGCTCCGGATCACACTCCAGAGCGCCGCGCGCAGCGCAAACAGACTTGGTTTTAATCTGCGGAAATCGGCGTAATCTGCGGATACACAATTCATGATCATGGCCAGTTCTTGAGGCTGATGAGGTCGAGCTTTTTCTGCTCCCAGAGCAGGTTCATGAATTTGGCGAAGTCGTATTCGTCGGCCATGAACCGCACCGGCCAGTAGAAGGTGAAATCGGCCGCGATCTCGACGCCGGAAGCGGGCGCGGAAGTAAAGGTGACGACGCCGCCGAGCGGATTGACCGACCATGCGCCGCCGGCCAGGGGCGTTCCGTTGAGATAGACGGTGGATACGGCCTGAGGCGCCAGAACCGGCTCGGCGAACCCGCCTAAACCGCGCACCAGTTGAAAATTCAGCGTCGATCCGTCGCCGACACCGATATTCTGGCCGGCAGCCGACCGGTCGTCGGGGTCGGAGAACAGGAAGGAATCGTATGAGCCCTGCCGCGCGATATAGAAGCCGACGAGGGTGCGAAACTCGTTGACTACCGGATTGTCCCGCAGGAAGTTGAAACTGAGCGTCCATTTCCAGCGCGGATAGGTCCACAGCGCCGCCCGGTTTTCCTTGCCGGAGACGGAGGTCTGCACCAGGGTCGCGCCGCCCATGGGCGTGCGCAAGACCGGATACTCAAGGCCGGCGAGGCTCGGGAAGACGGCGACGCTCATGCCTTCACCATGCGGCCGAAGGTTCCGTTGCGCGCGGCGCTGCGCAGGGCGGCGACGGCCGTCTCCGCGATCTTTTGCGGCGCGCCGCCGCCGTTGACGTTTACGGTCGGGCTGAAATGATAGTGGTTGGTATCGCCGCCGGAGCCCCCGCCGGCCGCCAGATTCGCGCGCAGCGGATTGGCGATGCTGGCGGGTAGGACCATTTCCTGCTCGTGCAGTTGGGTCAGCGGGTTGAGCCCGGCGGGAATGTCGAAGCCGCCGGCCGCCGAGGGAACCAGCGCCTCCTTGGCGATCACCAGCGCTGACGCCGCCGCGGCAGGGATGGCGGCGAACGGCCCCAGCGCCGGGGAGGCCCAGGCAAAGACCGAGGAATAGACCCGCGCGGCGTTGGCCCCGATCTCGGCCAGCGCCTTGCTGAAGCTGAAGCCGGTGCTGGCCGCCGCTGCGGCGGCGTCGGACGCGGTTCTGGCGGCGTTACCGGTAGCCGTTGCCTCGGTCATGGCAAGCTCAGAGGCCGCCCAGTTTACGGCGCGCTTGATCGCAAGGTCCGCGAACTGAATGATCATCTGTTGAGCCAGCTTGGCCGTGGCCTGCCGCAGCGTCTCATGGCCGGCGATGATGCCGCTGAGCGACGACTCAAAGGCGCTGCTGATCGGCGCGAGGGTCGCGGTCCAGGCCTGCTCCGAATCCTTGGCGGCCTCCAGGTCCAGCGCGCGGAGCTTGGCGTTATGCTTCTCCTCCAGCGCGTCCGCCTGGGCCTGGAAGTTCTCGCGCGCCGCCGCTTCGTCGGTCATGCATTCCCTGGTCGCCTCGAGTTCGTCGCGGAGCGCGGCATAGCGTGCGTTCTCGATCCGCATCTGCTGCTGAATCGCATCGTCCGCCGATATCTGATGCAGCGCTTTCAGTTGCTGGACCTGGGAGGCTTCGGCCGCGAACTGGTCATCGATCGCCTTGGTGTTACCGGGCTCCTGGGCGAGGGTCTTGAGCGCCTCGTAGGCGCCGAGCGCGCTCTCGCGGATGCCGCCAAGACCGGCGTCGATCGACGATACGGCGCTGGCGATCTGATCCGAGGCCCGGGACAGGCCGGCCTCAAGCTCGTCGTTGGCGACGGAGAACCCGATGTCGATAAGAGTGTCGGACATGGTTCCTCCGAACGATCAGGGATGTCTCGCAAAGACGCCGCCGGGCGCGCCTTCGGCCAGGAGCGCGCCGAGGTCGCCGGCGTCGCGTTCGGGCGAGCCGAACCCGAGCGCCGCGCGGAGCAGCAGGTGAGCAGGCGGGAATTTCCGCCAATAGGCGGCGAGTTCCGCGTACTGGGTCAGGTCCATTTCGTCGATCTGCGGCCAGGTGTAGCCGCAGCCGGTGGCGATCAGACCGTAGATGTCGCCCCAGTCGAGGGACCCGCCGCCAGGGCTTCCCCCGGCGCGGTTTCCCCGGTCGCGCGCGGCTCCAGGCCGGACAGATGAGCGATCACGCTGACCGCCTGCTGCAGTTCGCGAATGGTCGGCGACAGTTCGTCGAAGGCCGCGCGCGTGAACGTCTGGTCGGCGGTCCGGATCGCGGCCGAGATGATATCGCCCTGCGCGTCGATCTTGGCCTCGCTGTCGATGCCGAGTTGCAGGAACAGTGGCAGGACGCGTTTCAGATCCTTGAATTTGAGCGGGGCGATGGGATAGGCGCGGCCGCCTAGGGAAATCGTATCGGTCATATTTGCTCCTTTGCTCTAGAAGGATCGCCCTGAGACCCACGAACTCCGGGCGCGTGACTCAGATCAGGACTTGGTGAAAGTCTGGCGGGAAGCATATCTACAGGGGAAGCTCGAAGCGCGCCGCCCAGGCTATCGGGGCAGATCCTCCGGCGGCGCGACCTTTCAATGACGTCTTCGGCCGCGCCATGTCTTCAAGAGGGTTTTCGCTCTGCCCCGGAATTTGTTGAACCTGGCTCCGCGCTCCGAGCGCGTTTCAAATCGTCGTGCGAGCGCCTCAAATTCGATATATATGGAAGGAAACCGTTCCGTGGCGCTGGGGGCACGTTTATGAAATATGTATTCCTTGGCGGTATGCCAATCCCCAACCAATTGAGTGCGCATCCATTTCGCGTAAAATTCCTCGTCAAGTATACCTTTCTCACAACCAATGGCAACCAGCTCATAATGATTTAAGTATGCCAACACTTGGTCGGTCAGTAACCTGTCTGCCTCCGTCTGTGGATTCTTGAGGCGATTCAGGATGTTTTCATTGTTTCCCAACTCATCGAAGGCTCTGAAAAGTTTGCGGTAATGCTCCGAGGACTCATTCCGCTCGACCAGATCCAGGGTTGCGCGCATGCGGGCAATGCGCTGATTCATTTTGATCGTAACAAGCGCCATGGCGACGCCGATACCGCCCACGACGGGCATTACCCACCAAAAATCAGGCGCACCTGCCATTTTCAGCCCGCGAATCAAAAAGGCCGCACAACGCGACGCTGCACGGCCCTTTAAGCGCTTGTCAACGCCGTTATTTGCGCGTCCCTTCGATAGTCATTCCATGCCTCCTGGCTATGCCTGCAAAAGACTGAAGACTTCATAGAGTCAGATATAATATCAGCCTGACAGCCGTTCAAGCTTCCATCGCCCTGCGTTGAATGCCAGTCAGCCCCGTGTTGCGCCGCGTGTCAAGAGCGGTCCGGCCAGCGCGCCCCGCGACCGCCAAGCTTGGCAGCCCCATCGACGTGTCTTCGGATGCCCCGACGGGGGGTCACACCGGCGTTACTCGCTGAGCCAGATGTTGCCGATATTGCCGGCTACGTCGGCGGCGGCCTGAAAGTCGAATTCGGGGACCATGAAATCCTCGTTCTTGAACGCGAGCGACAATTTCGGCGCGATGACAGAGTTCAACTGGATGTTGAGCGTCTTGCCCTGGTACTGTTCGCTCAGCACCAGCTTGAAGGTCGGCTGGGAGCCCATCAGCTGGTTGGTCAGCGCGATGCCGCTGCCGCTCGATGTGGTATAAGTATAGGTGAACAAGAGGTTGGCGCCGGCATCGCCCGTGCTGAAGGTGTAGACGCCGCCGGTTACGCTGTACTGACCGGTCGCGGGCGACCCTGCCACCGGCGTCAGCATCGCGGCGGTCGATGCATAGGCGACGCCGAGATCGGCGACGAAGGCGGCATGGTTATTTACAGTCACCGTGTAGGCCGAAACCGCCGGGACGGTCTGGGCCTCGCCCAGCTGTGTCAGCGTGTTGCCGCTCGACAAGGTTTGGCCGAAGAAAATGTTGTTGAAATTGAGTGCGTTGATGCGCGCGGCCTTGGCCTTGCCGGTGATCTTGAGCCCGCCCCGGGCGAGCGCGGCCGGGGCCTGGAACTGCCCGGTCAGCTCTTTGATCGTATAGCTGAGGTCGAGCTGGACCTCCTGCAGCGTGCCGAACTGGGCCGGCGCGGCTGAGATTGTGTCGGTCCTCTGCGCGATCAACGCGCCGATCCCAAACGAATATTGCGTCATCGATCGTATCTCCTGTGTGACGGGCGGTGGTGGATTGGTCAGGGAATCAGGATGTCGACCGGCACGATGGCGTAGGCGTATTCGCCGAGCAGGCCCTCGTCGGTCTCGATCTTCCCATTGATGGTGACGCGCCTGGCGAGGCCGTTCAGCGTCTGGACCTGGGCGGGATCGCCGGCGCCGAATGCCTGTTCGAGCGCATCGAGCAGGGGGTTCAGGAGCGACGATGTCGGAAAGCTCCTGTCGCCGGAATGGGCGTAGAGGACGAGTTCGAGATGCATGATGCGCTTGAGCGGCTGCATCCCGGTCCATTCCACCGTCTCGCCCTTATAGATTTGGAACAGGGCCGGGCAGTTGCCGGCGCCAACCTCTTGGGGCGGCTTCAGACGCCGGCTGGCGAGCCTGACCTGGGACAAGCCGGAGGTATTCGCGGTGATGAGGGTGAACAAAGCTGCCTGGATCGCTTCGCGGTTCATGGCTGCAAGGCCTCGTTGAACGCGGCGGCCAGCCGGCCCTGGAGGGACGGCGCGATTTCGGCGACGGCGGCGCGCAGATAGGAGTGGGCGGGATAATCGATGCGGCGGGTAAAGGCGCGAACCGCGACGTCCCTGGGACTGATCGGGCGGCCGAAGGCGACGGTCTGCCGGCAGAGATGGGCGCGGACGCTTTCGGCGCCGGCGAAGCCATATTCCTGAAAGGCGGCGTAAGGTGTGTCGGCCGCGACCAGGATCGAAAGCGCTGGGCTGTCCTCGACACTGGCTCGGAGCGACGCGCGCAGCGCACCGGTGCGCTGCTTCAAGACCGCGCCCGACAGATTGCGATCGGCGGCGTCGCGCAGATCGTCGGCGATCCCCTCTGCTTCACGCCGCAACGCGTCCGCCGCCCGAGGGGCGAGCGCGGCGAAACCGTCGATGAAGTCCGCCGCGTTCTGGATGCCGGCCTCGATCATGCCAGGTTCGCCTTCGCGTAGCGCGCGATGACCCCGGCGATGAAGGGGCTGACATCCTTCTGGCTGTAGGAGGTGGTGGCGATGCCGCCCATTCCCTCCGAGACCTTGCCCAACCGGTCGCGGCCGCGATAGCGCAGGCCGACCAGTTCCATCACCGCCTCCGCCACGTCGGTCGGGGGCGCCGCATAGCCGGCGGTATAAGTTACCGCGACATTGCCGAAACCGCGCCAGAAGCAGTAGCCGTAGAGCAGGATCACGTTCCCGTTCAGCACCCAACCCGCTTGACCCGGCGCGACCGACGGCTGGATCGCGAGCGGGCCGATCGACAGGGTTTCGACGGATGTGACCGGGGTCTGGCGCAGATAGAGCCGGGTTCCGCCCTTGCCGTCATAGAGTTCGCTGTAGGTCTGCTGCAAAATCGAGCAGGCACAAGACGTGGTGAAAAAAGCGCTGGCCGCCGTGATGAGGCGGGCCAGCACCAGATCGTCATTGGATTGCAGATCTCCGCCCAGATAGGCCTTCACGTCCGCGATCGAGACGAGATCGGTTGTCGCCATCGGGGCACCCATGTTGTTGGACTGCGCGGGCTGGGATACGAAGCGAGAAAGTTTGAGAAATAGGAGGGCAACCCTCCTAAAGATCCATGGCTACGCCGCTTCCGTCGCGCGAGCCGGCGTAAGCGCCAGAGTTGTCGCGGTGAACTTAGCCGCCGATTTCAGAGTGCTTCGCACATTGATAGGCACTTAATCAAACTCTATGCTTGCGAACAAAATCCATTGATTGCGTTAACGATAGGTGTAAATTTCGATGAACTAAAATCTATGATAGTGGGACTTGCACTTAGAACATGCTGTAAAGGTTTATTCGGATCTTCTCTATAAAGCACAGCCGATATGCATTGCATTCTAGCCTTATCGCGCTTTTCAGCTGGCCAATTGCGGACTTCAAGACTACCGCAAGACAAGTAGGCATTTATGCAGTCATTAAGCCAAGGATTCTTGTCAACAATTGCATCTACACAAAGAGTTTCGAGAGCTCCTGGAGTGTCCTGAGGAACCATAAAAATAGAAATCGTCGGATGCCCCTCGGCCTGCTTTGCTATCTCATAGGGTGCCGCTGGTTGCATAAATCCATTCGGCTTCAGAAACGGACCATCCTTTGAAACCTTCTTGCATATCTCCTCAAACCTTTCCACGGGATCGTCGGCGCTATCAGCAATCAACAAAACACCTTTTATTTTTGAATAGCCAGCAGGATCTCCAGCCAAACCATTCAACATTCTACCCAATCCCTGCCAGCCATAATGCCTACCCAAATCTTCATGTCTGGGTACATCTACATAAGCGATACCCCTTTCTTTGAGTAGCCGATCAAAAAATACCTGATCCGCCGCACCTTCACACAAAATTACAAATTCTTTAGTTATAGAAAATGGCATCTTGTCCCTATCTTCTTACTTCAATATCCTGCTCGATCGCCGCCGAAGCCTTATCTCCCGAAGCGGTGTATGCGACACTGACACCCTTTTCCTGAATCAGCTGAATAATAGAAAAATGTTCTGGGTGTCTTTTCATCAAGTATGATACGCCTTTTAAGCACTCCAGGCTGTGCGTGCTTATAAACAGTTGAGTGTTATTATCAACCGAGAACTGGTGAAGCGCCTCCCAAAAGGCCGAAAACATCTTATAGTATATTCCGTTCTCTATTTCATCAATTAGAATTACGCCATTCCGATAAGTTCGAATAGCAATGAGAAGTGAAACAAATTTATTCAACCCAGACGAAATTAGAGAAATTGGCATCCGCTCAGCATGATGCTTGACGGTTGCGTAAATTGCTCCCATGCCATAGGGGATTTCGCTAGACAAATCAGTAATATCTGGAAATTGCTTGCCAATTATGTTAACTAAATCATTTCCCCTATTTGATATCCGTAGTTGAGAAAGCCATTGCGCGGCCTGCTGGGAATTGGATAGCCAAGTTGAAGGAAAAAACTCGCTCACTATACCAAGCTCAACACCCTGTTGTAGAAAAAGCTGGCCATGTTGCTGCTGATGTATAGTTGCGTCCAAGACACTTTTTTCTCCGCTAAATGTCAAGCGCTCGAAAGCCAATGGCATAATTGTGTTTGTAAGCCCAGGAATACCCGGCATGAGTGGGGATATGGGAGTCACCGGGCGCTCGTTATCAAAGTACATCTTAAGAGATGCACGCTGTAGATCCGAAGACGTCACTAAAAATTTTATTGTTTTGGTTATATCAAACTCTGGAAAGTAAGGCTTCCAGGCGGCTTCGAATTGATCTCGTGTCGGATTTAACGTGACGCCAACCAATGCTCCCCGCTGGGCCGTTAGATTCCACGCAACGGCCGGTGTAGCACCTAGTGCGAGTCGGATTGCTTCTAAAAGGGACGTCTTGCCGGCCGCGCTTTGACCAACGAGAATATTAATTCTCGGGAGGCCGGTAAGCTTGAGCTGCCGAAAAGACCGGAAATTTTCGATCTCAAAAGATTCGATCATTCTGTATCCAAGGTCGAGGGCCGAGACCCGATTGGGCTCCGCTTCCACAGGAGGAGTCAATATGGAAGACCGGCCGCCCGGACGGGCTTTCGCATCCGTGATCGAGAGGAGATCGATCGCCGCCATGGGAGCCTCCGTTGGTACCGGAACAAGGTAGCAACATCCCAACCGGACCCTCCCCAATCATTGGGGGAGGGTCCGGGCGGACGGGCTCAGCCGTTGGCGATGTTGCTGATGACGCCCATCGCGAAGGGGGCGTAGACCGCGAGCACTTCCTCGGCATAGACGCCGAATTCGTAGGCGCGGGTCTTGAGCGGCCAGTCCATGCGGTAATAGTCGCGCCGCGTCTTCACCTCGGCGACGTTGGGCACGTTCGAGGACTGGTATTGCGCCGGCAAGTTGTCGGCCCAGCCCAGAATCGTGCCCGCCGGCGCGAACGGGTGGATCTTGACCGGGATCTTGTAGCCGCCGTCGAGCGCGAACGGGTTGTAATAATATTCGACCACCCCGTTGGCCACGATCGCGAAGGGATCCTGCCCGTCGGTGGTGAACCGCAGGAGCGGCGAGGAGGCGTTGCTGAGCACCTTGTTCGTGATGTTCCGCTGTTCCTGGCTGTTGACGTAGAGCACGGTGGGGCTGACCTGATAGAGATCCCACATCTTTTCCAGCATCAGGTCGATCTCGTTGACCGAGCCGCGCCCCGACGCCGACAGCGCCGTGCCCGTCCCCGCGGTCCCGGTCGCCAGATAACTGACATAGGCCCCGGAACTGGATTTGAGCGCGGAGGTCAGCAGCCCGTCATAGGCGAGGCCGGGGTTGGCGGAGCAGTCGGCGGCGATGGCCGAGGCCGCCTGGCCGGTGGCGGACAGCGGCGCGGAGAAGGCCGCGCTGTTGATCGTGGTGATCGCCTGCAGCTTTTCCGAACCGGACGAACCCACGAACCAGGCGTAGCCGACCGCGCCGACGACCGCCGTGACCGAAGCGGACAGGGTCTGGCCGGAAGTCACCGCCTGAGTGGCGTTGGCGGACGTGGCGGAAGAGCCGCCGTTGAGCGTGAAGCTGGCGCCGTCCGCGCCGGTGATGCTCCTGGTCGTGGCGACGCCGGCGGAAAGGCTGGAGTTGCGATAGCCCTCATAGGTCAGCGCGACCACGATGACGGAATAGGTCGCGGCCGGCAGGGTTCCGCCGGAACCGGCGGCGGAGAGCGCCGGCGTCGGCGGAGTTCCGAGCTGCAGCGAGCCGTTGCCGCCGATGAAGGCGTTCTCCTCCTTCAGCATCATCTTCTGGAGCAGGCGCATGGTGGCGGTGGCCTGGATGTCCTCGAAGCCCTGGGCGGCGGACACCGCCTCGAACGTCACCGAGTCTTCCTCGCCGACCGTGGCGTACGAGGCGGAGCGGGTGGAGGTGCTGTAGCTCATCCGGCCGGAGCGCTGGCCTTCCGGCACCCAGCCCATCGCATCCCAGCCGGAGCCGATGATGGCGTTGACCTGGCGCCAGTTGGTCGCCGCGCCGGTTCCGCCGCCGACCCTGGGCAGCACGTTGCGGATCGGCGTCGCCGCGGGATAGAGGTTCTTGGCGGACGCCTGCAGGTCATAGGCGAGCAGGCCGGTTCCGGTGGTGATCGCCTTGCCCATGGCATCGGGCTGACCGTTGGCGAGCGCGTCCTTGACGAGCGCCAGGGTTTCGGCGGTTGTCGTACCGTTCATGTGATGAGGCTCCAATCGGGATGGGGATGGCCGGCCGGCCATCCCGGGGGCCTTGCCCAAGGGCGCGTTGACACTGTCCGGTTGGCGGGCTGCACCGGCCGGAGTCTGAAGATCGTTCGATTCGGAGCGCGGCCGTCGCGGCGGACGCGCGCAGCCCATGCATTTGGGCTTTCAACTCGGACAAAAAACTTTACACTGTGGGCTTGTCGCTGGAGCCGTAGGTCGGCAAGCCTTTGTCAAGCCTGATTATTGATGACTGGCACGCGATGTGCTTCCCACAGCGAGCACCACGGACGGCCAAGCGGGCGCGTCATGGCTGCGCAGGCAGGGAGCCCAGGATCGGGAACCGAGGACGATGGACAGACATATTTTACGTTTATTGACCGTCCTCGGCGGCCTGGCGTTCGCCGCGGATGCGGGCACGGCGCATGCCGACGCGTTCAACATCACCTACGAACCGCCGGGCGTGGAAAACGTCAACCAGGCGGCGCTCTGCGCCAATCTCGGGTCGGGACCGTGCACGGTCGGCGTCGAGAACTTCAATGAGCGGTCGGTCGGCACCGGGGAGACTTTCACCACCAATTACGGCACCGGCGGGACGATCACCGGAACCTACAAAAACGTGCAGATCACGGCAGCAGACCAGTATGGCGGCGCCGGTGGCACTGGCAATTACGCGGTGGCGTTTACGTCGACCAGTTACCAGGTCAACCTGTCCACGACGCTTTCGACAGGGGTGAACTATTTCGGTTTCTGGCTGTCGGCGCTGGATGTGGGCAATACCGTATCCTTCTACCGCAACGGCGTGGACGTCTACGACTTCACCCCGTCCCAGGTGATCGCCTCCCTTGGCACGTGCACGTCCACCAACCCTTACTGCGGTAACCCGAACAGCGGCTTTTCCGGCCAGGATTCGAGCGAACAGTTCGTGTTCGTCAATTTCTATGATCTGGCGGGAAGCTTCGACAGCATCCACTTCAACGAAGTCAATTTCGGCGGCGGGTATGAGTCGGACAACCATACTGTCGGCTACGTCACGGCGGAGACCGGCATTCAGGCGCCGGAACCGTCAAGCATCGCGCTCTTCCTGACGGGGGCCTGCGGGCTGTTCGCCCTGCGCCGCCGCCTGACCGGCCGGCGCACGCCGGCCGGGTACAGGTCAGCATAGACCGCCGCCGCGGTTCGCCAGCCTCTCGATCTGGCCCAGCGTCAGCGGGCGGCGCAGCGCGCGCTTCATCAGTTCCATGGGGTCGCTGCTGACGGGTTCGGCGGCGGCGAATCCGCCCAGGCGGTCGGCCGATTTGTCGATCGGCACCGCGCGGACCGCCGCCTTGCGCAGGGCGGGAACCGCGTTCAGCGCCTTTTTCAGCGCATCGCGCTCGGCGATCACGGCGGCGAGTTCGACGCGATGGCGCTTGTCGGTGATCGCGGTGTCCGCACCGCCGGAGGCGTCGGGATCGCAGCCGGGACAGGACGCGCCCAGCGAAACGGCGCGGTCGTGTATCTCCTGGAGCAGCTGGAGGTCAGCGGCCGAGTTGCGGGCCCCGGCTTTTGATGCCAAGTCGGCCTTCATGATATCGGCCTTGAACATCGTGAACACCGCCTCGGGATTGGCGGGGCGGTCGACCAGGCTGATCTCCGAGAGTTTCACGCCGGTGATGACGTGCTTTTGCGCCTGGTCGCGCTCGACCACCCGGCCGCCGATCGAGAAGCCCTTGTAGACGCCGGCGGTCACCTTCTCCCAGGCGACGGGATCGACGATATGGGCGGCTAGGAACAATCCGCGATCGTCCAGCTCGGCCTCGGTCGCGACGCCGACCGCGGAGGGCTGGTGCATCTCGCGGATATTGGCGAAGCGCATGTAATCGGGCAGCGCCGCCTCGAGCGCCTCGCGCCGGACGATCTCACCCTGGCTGTCGAGGGCCTCGGTCGAGGCATAGCCGAACACCATGTGCTGGGCCTCGTCGATCTTGGTGATGGGGGCGAAGAGTTTCATGGGGTTCCTTTCGATTGGGTGGATTGAGGTTGAGCGCCGCCTTGCAGAACACTCGCCAGCGTCACGGCGCCGGTGGCGGTGTAGATCAGCGGGGCGTCGCCGCCGTCGATCGGGTCCTCGCCGGATTCGGCGCGGGCCTCGTTGATCGTCTTCAGGCCGGATTTCAGCTTCATGTCGGTGATCTGGGCCTGGCGCAGCAGGTCGGACGCCTTTTCGTCGACCCATTCGAATTCCAGGTCGCCGATGCCGAAATCCTCCTCGATCACCTGATCGACCAGGCTTTTGATCCACAGCATGATCGGGCCGAGGCCTTCGTCCAGCGCCATTTCCTGGGCGTTGTCGGCGGTGGCGCGGTTCATCTGTTTGGTGAACGGCGCGGGCGAGGTGGAGAAGGCGTAACAGACGACGCGCGCCAGCCACTCGTCGAAATCATCCTTCAGCGGCGGCTCGCGCATCGGCTGATAGCGGAAATCGGCGGGCACGAAGCGGGCATGGCGGCGTTCGGCGGTGTTGCCGGCCATGATCGTGTCCCAATATTCCTGGAACTGGACGATCTGGTTCATCGTCCAGCCCTGCGGCACGCTGATGATCGCCTCGGGCACGTTTCCCTCGGTGAAATATTGCAGCTGGGCCAGTTGCCGCCGGAGCGCGATGTTGACGGTGGTGATGACCTGTTCCACCGGCGAGAAGCCGTAGACCTTGGCGGTGCGCGGATTGCGCGGCAGGTAAAGCAGCTCGTCGCGGGCGAAATCGGCCTTGGGGATGCCGTGCAGCACCTGCTGATAGGCGGGATCGGGCGGGGTCGGCGCGCGGCCCTGATCATCGATCAGCACCTTGATGGTGGCGCCGTCCACCGGCTCCAGCGCCAGCAGATCGCCGCCGACGGTCCGCGTCTTGTAAAGCGTCGGCGCGTCGATGACGAACAAATCCTCCAGCAGCATGCGCAGCCACGGACCCCAGCGATGGACGCCGTCCGGCTTGTGGAAGAAAGATTCCAACTGGGTGATCCGCGGATCGGGGCCGGCGCCAGGCTTGCGCGGCCCGGTCAGCAGCTTGGGCCGGATGTTCCAGCGCAGCTTCTCCACCTGATCCTTGCGGGTTTCGATTACCAGCCGCAGCAGATCGTAACTGTCCGCCAGCGCGCGCATCTGGAGGAAGGACACCCCCTCCTCGCCGCGCGGCTGAAACTGGATGTTGAGGCCGGTGCGGTAATCGAACTGCCGGGGTTCGTCGAACGCCGGTTCGACCGGAGGCAGCGGCTGGAGCGGGCCGAACCAGTTATCCGGCGCGACGCCCTGGATGACATAGCGCGCGCCGGTCGCCAGCCGGCCGAGCAGGCCCTGCCGTTGCGGAGTCGGCACGTTGAGAGGGGTGAGTTTTCCGTCAGGCGGCATTCGGAATCCCCACGGCGTTGAAGAAGGAATGAATCTGCACCAGCCGGCCGAGGGCAGTGCCGCAGGCGAACCCGATCAGGTAACGGGCCGCCGGCGGCTGGCCGATTGCCTGGGCCGCGACCGTTCCGAACAGTTTCGGCGGCCCGTCGAGCGCGGCGGTGTAGCCCGTGACCGGGACATCGACCGGGAAGAACAGCGCGGTCAGGGTGGACGGATCGAAACTGTCGCCGGCATCCAGCGCGGCGCCGAGATCGATCGCGAAGACATCGTCCGCCATCGTCGACAGCGCCGGGAAATCACGCCCGGCATAGCCGGAGATGAACGCCGGGACGAGGGTCCGGCCAGGGCTGAGGCTGAGCACGTGATCGCCGCCGCCCAGCCCCTGGAAGAGGAACGAGGCCGGCCCGCCCTGGCCCAGCCCCGAATTGATCGGCCACAGCGACAT